CTTGTAGCCCAAGCTCTTAATAAGGCTCCTCAGGTCATTCAGACTTTTGAGGAGCCTAATGATGCATATGCAGTGCTCAACGCTCTCAACGACGAAGCTATCCAGGGAATTGTATATTACTATGTAACTACAATTCAACCTACATATGTCCACGAAGATTAACTGTGGTTTATATAAGTTTTTAATAGTAGTTATAAATGACACTAGTTCCAGAGCTTGAGGCTAAACTAACACTGCAACGAATGTACAAGGAGAGTAAAAACTATGTTTTGAGATATGATGCCGAGTATCGCAAGCTATCTGCAGAACCATATTTTAGCGACAGGCAGTATCAAATTGTTAATAAGAGACTTACTTATCTTAAAAATATGATCATTATTCATAAAAAAAGACTATTTCAAGTTGCAAACGAGCTCAAATCAAGACAACTATTTTTGCGTTAAAACGGATTTTTATTTTACAGAAGGTAGAGTGTCAGAGCTTCAAGATGGAAGCCAAGAATGCTGCAAAGCGCGCGTGTGAAGCGTACTGCTCGTGGCAGATTTCGTCGTTTGTTCGGCACGTTATCGACATGGTCGACGACCGGCACCGGAATGCGATGCGGCAGATTGCCCACGAGATCAAGTACGGGGCGGACGACGACTGCGAGTCGTATTACACCGGGACGAACGAGTGCAACTGCAGCCAGCCCTATAAGTGCTGGTACTGCACGGGGTATGACCCGAATCCGATGAACGACGACGGCGAGCCGTCGTTCACCTGCGATTGCAACCGTTGCGACGGCTGCTAAAGCCTCGGTGTGCCACGATTTTTCTATATTGAAAATGGATATTTTTAATATAGAAAACTCATTTAATAAGACCGTATACTCCAACAAGATGCCTGCGCCCCAAAAGAAGGTGCTCACACAGAAGGAAAAGGATGCGGAAGCCGCCCAGCTAGTGGCGGCGCGAAAGGCCGTTGCAGACAAGCAGCGGGAAATCAAGAAGAAGCAGGCGGAACTCGACGCCAAGAAGGCAGCTGCTGCGGCGGCGGGACACGTCAACGTGAACGCGCCAAACCAGGCCAAGCGGCTGGAGGCTAATGCAGCTGCGAAGCAGAACGCCTCAATGGCGGCCGGCGAACTGGCTGTCAGCATGGCTGTTGCCGGTATCCGTTAGACATGGTCTGTGGATGCACCTGTTTTTTCGCTTAAAAATGGACTTTATCATTAAAAAGTATTTTTATATGGAAAATGTTCGTATCTGCAGATGGTTCTGTTTGGAAGCAGATGCCAGCAAGCCGACTGGCTTCAGTCGAAATCTGGAAGGGTAACCGCATTATGGACGAAACTCATGCTCTTAGAATTTGTCAATCCCTAACATCAATTACAGATCTGACACTTAATCCATACCGTATCGTAATCCTTGAAGATGAAGGTGATATATACCGATACATTATAGATGGTCAGCATCGTGTTAGTCTTCTGAAAAAACACTTTGCAAATCCTGAAGCTGAAGACTTTAATGTGGTCGTTATCGAGAAGAAGTGTCAGGACGAAAGTGAAATAATTGAGTATTTCAAGATTATTAATACTACTAAGGCTATGCACTGGCGCGAAGATCCAGTTCTTGCAGCCAATAAATACATTGAACCATTTATAAAAGAATTTAACGTTAATCCAAAAAAACCAGTTATTCGCCCTGGAAAAGTTAATAGACCATACCTTTCCATTGACAGGCTTCGCGATGTCCTTATTTCGAAGAATGTAATTGACTGGCGCACAACTCCACTAGAATTTGTTGCTCGTTGCCGAGAAATTAATGATCAACACCTTATTGATCTTGATATATCAAATCTAACAAACAAGCGCGCTCAGCAAATTGGCTTTGCCCTTGGTATGCTTGATTTCCAGTTCATTTAAACAAAGTAATACGTCTCGGTGCATAATAAATACTACCCGATTTAAATACTAACTATAAACTCCCAACGGAGATAGTCGCAAATTTTTTTCCATATTTGATCGTGGCTAATTAGACGATCACGGGATTTGAGGAGAGGGAAATAGACTTTGTATTCGTCGAGCTCCAGAAGTTCAAAAAATTTGTAAAGAATGTAGGAGTACGAGAGGAAGTTTGTTCTGTCGTTTGGGCAATAGAGGAGGAAAGGGGCTTGAATGTCTTGGAACATAGCCCGGATCTTTTCTTCGATCTCTGGTGTAATAGTTGGTGGGGGATTTCCGTTAAGTCGTGATACGATGTGGGCGGCATGTTCGTAATACTTACTTCTATTCAACTTCTTTAAAATCTCACGAATATCCTTCTCACACAGTTCTGCAATATTTTGTATGCGCCGTTTCTTAATTTCGCATACAACTTCATTCATTACTTCATCTGGAATAATAGTAGATTCCTTTGCCTGAAACTGGTTTAGAATCTCATTAAGGTGATTAATCTTTTTGTATGCATAGTTATTACGTTCCTTTGGAGGATCTCTAAAACTTGGAAAATCTGAAACAACCATCATATATTCCTCAGAACCACAGTTAGGACAAACAAGAATACCTTCCGCGGAAACCTCTTCGCGTGCAACATTGCATTGATTGCAATGTTCTGTTTCACAGTTTGATTCTATAACATCATAACCATTTGAAAGCTTCATACGATTAACATACTCATCAAACATCTGTTTCTTAGAAAGCCCAGAATCTTCGGGAGGTAGTGTGGATGTCAGATATTTTAAAAAAGTATTATTATCGGACGGATTTGAAACTATTGACTGATTGCGATCAGTTTGTTTGTAATATTGAAGCATAATATCTGCATTTTTTAAGAAATATTCATCAATCGGATTTGCATTTTTTACCTCAGTTTGAAGATTACGTAGCTTATCATAACTTCGAGAAAGTTCAAGAATGTCATTTGATGTTTCCAGCTTTCTAGTTAATTCTTCTGTTTCCTTAAGATTTCTTCGAATTTCTACTTGCTTTTTCTCTGAATCGCGAAGGCTTCCAAGAACAGTCTGGTGAACTGAATCTAGAGTTCCGCCGAGTTGATCTTGTTTCGTTCCTTCTCTACCTTTTTTAATTCTAAACATCCCATCTGCCATTTAGGTTTGTTTCGATGAGGGTGTTAAAATAGATTCAAAAATACAAGCCCAGATAATGCAACGAGAGTTGGCACTGTAAAATCAACTCGATTTCTAAACGACTCTTTGGCAGGCGGTTTGCATTGTGAAACGTCTACCTGCTTGCAGAGATCTGGATTAAAATCTGGTGTTAATTTCGTGTTAAGAAACCGAGATTCAGATGTAGAAGTAGTAGCACACGTATAACATTCACATGAAGGAGTAGAATCTGCCGCTAGAGATCTAAATAGAGATACAGGACTTAATCCAGCGATGTCTCCAATCATTCCAGGAACAAGACCATTAAAATCTGACGCTATACCTGAGAAGTTCTTTTTCATTGAATCTGGAAGATCAGCAGCTGCATCTGGAACATTATTTATATAATTATATCTTGATTGTGTAGAACCATCTGGTGCAACACAGGAGCCACCAGTGTTTACAAAATAACGATCTCCAAGTGCTGGTCCAGAAATCATATATTTAACATACTGCGTTATACCCTGTGTATTTCTACCAAGCTGTGCCATCGTTCCTTCATTACCAACACCTAATTCACTTGGACCTTGAATGTGATCTGCATAGCTGTATGAAGGGCCGAGAACATCTGCTGATTCATCTCCGTTTGCAACCTTATCCCACAATGGATTATCTCCAAGGGATGCCATTACATTATAGTCTTATTTTTAGTGAATGCGTACACCTGTTTTCTGAATGATGGATTCGTAAGTGCACATGGTCGTTGAGAAATAATTGATGCTTCTACCGTTTCTATCTTATATCCAAAAACATCACATACGTAGAGCAATGCAAGGAACGCACTTCTATTTATTCCACACTGACAATGAACAAAAACACGTATACAGTCATCTTCTTGTAGAAATGTTTTAAGTGCCCTTCTGAACTCTGGGTACCATTCTGTAATATCATGATCTATTGTATCAAATGCTCCGATGCAATAGTATTGTCTCGGAAATGAGTTTTTCCACCACGATGGACACATTTCATCCTCTGCACAGTTTATTACATGTGTAATCTGATTGTCTCGTGCAAATTTCTGTGTAAGCATTTCACCAGCTCCGATAATAATCATTGGATGAATTCTAGCAGGAGAATCCCGTTGATATCCTCTTGATAGACCTCTATTCGGCGGCTCCATATACTTGATATTTAGACTAGTACTGACTTAAAACAACGTGTGCAACAGTGTTGTTAGAACATATGAAATGATGACAGCTACACCACCAAGAATTCCTGCTCCGGTGTATGAAACTACACCTCCAGTGGTATATGTGTTAGGTATGTATTGCAAAATAAGATTTCTGGGAACTGGCAGCGAAATAATAACAGCTGCAAGAAAGTATGAGAGATAGGTCAGGAGACCTCTGAATGACATTCTCATCATCGAAAATTGATGAGAGTAATCGGGCGGAGACTGTTTTGTCTGTGGAGCGATGAATGGGTCACCGCCCGTCACCATGGGAGCGAACGCTGGCGACTGGACTGGTCCGCTTCCTAGGAGGTCGCTCAGATCTGTAGAATCCATATTTATTTAGAGGAGAGTATTTCACACATGGAATCCTCTACGCGATAAGTATAACATTTTCCATTCGATTTAACAGACCTGTTATCTAGTTCTGATGGATGAACTGCAAGCGTTTTCTCACTCAACACTGGACGATGAAATAGCATTATCATGAGACCTATTCCAATTAAAAATGAAAAAAAGAACTCCGATCTTGGATTATTCAATATTTCAGTTATCATCTTGCTATTACATTGAGAGAAACTGATTCACCCGAACATGGAACTTCAGTAGACTTTATTGTAACACATCCTGTTTTTGTTCTAAAGCTGCCAGTGTCGTTCGGGGTTGGAAGACTTGGAATTTCACGCTTCGGAGGATCAAATACAGAAACAATAATGAGTCCAGTTACCATCCCTGCAAATAACCACGGAAGTGTTATCATTTGATATGAATAACACATTTACTTCATGGCTTTCCCTCCCTCGTATTTGCACACGGCGACCATTGTAGGGCCGGAACCGTCGAACGAAAATGAAGGGGTTGCCGAGGCTGTTCCTCCGTCTACAGCACCTGCGGCCATGCAAACTGGCTTTCCATCGTATACACATATCGCAACTGAGTCTGGAAACTCTCCATCGAATGTGTACATTGGCGTGAGAGCTGCTGATCCCCCGTCAACTAGATTTAGTCTTAAACAAGAATCAGGACTTCCATCATAGACGCAGATTGCAACTGTTGATGGTGACCCAGAATCAAATGTGAATAAGGGACTTTTATTGGCCCTTCCGCCGTCTAATGCATCTGCTATTATGCATTTTGGTTCTCCATCATAAACACAGAATGCTATCGTGTCGGGCTTTCCTCCATCAAATGTGAACAAAGGAGTTATCGAAGCCGTACCTCCATCTACATTAGACATCACAACACACACTGTTCTAGCAGGAATTCTAGGTCCACATATAGGGATTGTGTATCTTATCTGATGGTATTTCAATGGCCCACACCCTGCAGCACCACGATAAACTGGATTTGTTGAGACCACATTATTAGTATTTTGAACTTTGAATGCCTTTCCAATTGTTCGTGCCCTAATCTTTGATGTAAATGAGGATGCACTCATCACTTCTTTAATTTACGCTTTGGTTTTAAGACTGGTACGGGCTGTTCCTTAAGTTCATTAAAACGCTGACGCGCTTGATCGATTGGCATGCCCCGATATACCACCTCTAATTTCAGTTTCAGGAAGTTGTCCATATTGTTGATCACCGGGAACATTTCTTACAGCATTCATCCATGGTAGGGGTTTGTATGGAATTGTTTGAAGTTCGGCAGGGGGTTTTGAACCAAAACTCGAATATAAAAAAAAGATAAACCCTCCTACTACTACCGTAAATGAAACGATATTAAACCAAAAAGAAAACCACGAATCGCGTACTTTTGCGGAGTGTATTAAGTTATTCTCCACTCTGGAGAACGTGTCTTTTACCAAATGAAACATCTCTGTTCAAATACAAGAAGTTTGCATGGCCGCGAATACCTTACATTTTGTTATCCCACTCGTTGCAGGCTCGGCTGCAGCGTTGGGGGCCGCGTTTATGGGGGATCGCACTAAGGATGCACTAGAAAAGCCAGCAGTTGCTGAAGATCCTGTTTCCGACGGTGAAGAACCTACTATCGTAGAAGAAAGCCCACCAGAATCATCTCCTGTACCAGAAGAGGCAGTAGAGAAAAATACGATTGAACCTCCTCGAGTGGAAGAGATGCAAGGTGGTGCACTTGGCAGACCAAGCTGGAGTCCAAGTGGAATTTCTGTTCGTGGATCAACTGGACAAACTTTAACACAGGTTATCACAAAATTAGCAACACCTTCCAAGAAAACTGCCGAAGACTTTCAAAGGGAACTCACTGAAGTGGACGACGAGCTTAGAAAAGTGCAGGTTGAAGAGTTTAATGTTAAAATTGCGAAGCAAACTGCTGATGCTGCGTTAGCAACGAAAGATGCCGCTGACAAGACATTGCGTGAAAGGTATATTGAAGCTTATAATAAGTTTTTAACAAATAAGACACTTTATGATTTCAACGATAATCAGATTAATAAAATAATTAACACACAGGAAGAACCAAAGCCGCAAGAGAATGGATTAAGAGATATTGCACTAGAGCGATTTCCTCAATCAGGGCTCAAGATAAGAGGCGCATGGGCTCAACAAGCAGTTAAATTTTTTAATGACGCTAAAAATACTACAGACTACCCCGATTTAAAACCAAAAGGTGACGAGTTACTTGCAAATGGAGGAAATGGACTGAAATGGCTTGATCGTATTTCTGGAACAGCTGGTCCGAAAGATAAACCTAATGCTGATAAATTAAAAGGGTTACTTGCTGCAAGAGAGGCGGCTTACACCGCGTACCAGTCTGCTGATGATATTTTGTCAACGATTAAAACGCAATACGATGACAATACTGAAAAGTCTAAACGAGCAAAGATAAAGCTAGAACAGCTTTCTCTAAAAATAAAAGATCTTAACGAAAAACGAGACGGAATACTGACTGAAATTGCAAATTACGAAGTTCCAAAGAGCTTTTGGGAAGCAGTTAAGAGACCAGAACCAAAGAAATCTATTGCACCAACAGGCGCTAATCTTCAGCGCCTATTTGCAGAACTTAAAGATTATGATATACGCATTAAAGAAAAACAACAAGAAATAGATGACTATGTTAGCACGAAGATAACAGATGAGAGATTCAGAGCAAACCCAAAAGCCGACGGCGAGTATTTACAAAAATTTGGAGATCAAGATAACTCAAATAAACCTGAAGGAAGTTTACTTGATCTCAAGGCAAAAAGAAGCGAAGTTCTTGAGAGAATAGAAGGCAGACACAAAGATCAGATGACAGAGGTAAGAAAGGAAATTGCAGCAGTTTCTACGTGGAAAGAAATGATACGTGAGTTAAAACTAAAGCCAGAAGTAGAGAAAAGATTCCTTGATTCTAAGATTGCAAAACTGTATTCTGAATTTGAAGACATGTTAAATCAAACTGAACAAACTTTACAAGATAATATTGAAAAGCACCATACAACCTTTGTGAAAGGATACGATGCTCCGGGAGTTACAAGTGGATTTACATATCTACTAAGAGCTCTCAATGAAATAACAGTTGAAAGTCAAAAAGGGGCTTGTATATACAATATTGGTGATAGGGTCAGCGTAATGCATGAGGGATTAGAACTATATAAAGCAGCTGTTGAAAAGGTTATTTATAAAAATTTAGAAAAAGGTATAGAGGTGTGTAGTAGTTTGAAGGTTAAAAATTTAGTTACTAACGCAACAACATCTGTTAATGTAGGAGAAATACAATTTGATGCGATATCGGATACTAACAAGTTTCGTAAATATAAACGAGGTACTTCTGTTAAAATAAATGCTACAATTGCATTACTTGTGACTATTAAGAATGATCTCAGAGATGGATCTCCTAAACAAAAAATAGCAAATGAGTTACACGAAAGACTAACCTCGGTTAATATATTTTTTGAGAATGGCAAGTTGCCACCAGTAACCTACAAGTTTTTAGAAATGTTTTCTCGTATGACCGCCGGTGCATCTGGATTGATTGGTCGGCTAAGGAATGCTGATATAAAAAAGGCACTTACGGAGACAATACTCCCGGCAATCGGAGCCGGATGCATGTGTATCATTGGACTATTATTTACGGCTGTAAAGTTTCCATTCGTGCAAATTGGAAAAATTATTATTGGTTTTGGACAACTGATAAAAAGTGGGCTAAAGGCAATCCTTCCTAAAAAAGCATCAAAGAAAAGGGGAACACTTAACGAAGGTGATGATTTGAATAGTCTAGCAGAACAACTTATAGAGCTAGGAGTTAGAATATCTGACTCAGGAACTGCAATGAATGACTATTGGCTCCCTTCTTATGAGCTCGTGTTTAATCCTGCAGGAGAACCTGTTTATGTTTATGTACTGGAGTCATCTACTGATAAAAATGCTGACGCAGCAAACGCAGATGCACCTGAAGCTAATCCCGGTGGTGACTATGTTCGAGTTCAAAAGCGTAGAAAAATTGAAACATATGCTGGTCGGCTGAATGAAGCTCGTAGAATAAGCGGTAGATCGATAGTATCTGGGCTAAACATTGCAGGCGGGGCTATTCCTCCACTACTTCCTCTTGAAAATATATCTGACCCTGACAATCCGGAACCAATTGACCCGAAAAACTATGGGGCTCGCCGTGCAGAACTGTTTCGTCGAATTGGTGCTGGACTGTCGTCTGCTGGTAAAGGTGCGGGAACTGGTATTATGGCGCTAGGTGCTGCAACATATAATCTTAAAGATGTTCCACCGACAATAGTTGATTCACTTAAAAAGCTTCTTCCAGATACTGACAATGAAGGGAACCCATTCCCCGAAGACTTAGATAGAGATGCTGATTTTAAAATTCGAATCAACAGATTAATTGAACTTCTCAAAGCTAACCAGGCCACGCCAAGACAGGCATTTGCAGGTGCACTCCTTATGCCAGCTGGTACAGCAGAATCGGCTGTAAGCGTTGCACTCGGAATTGTAGGTCAGATTTCTATGAATTGGGAAACGTTCTTGGATACAGCTATTATTGGCGCTACTACTGGAAATGTTGAATATCTGAAGAAATCAGCAGCTGCGCTTGACAAGGTTATGACCAAGGAAGAGTTAACGGGCGATGACAAAGCGTTTTTACTGAATTCTGGATTTAAGTCAATTACTGAATTAAATGAAAAATTATACGACAGTTTAACTTTCACAAAAGATCTTGAAAATGTCAAACAGTTTGCGGCAACTGCAAATCCTGCACAAGATGTTCAAAATGCTCTAAGAAAGGGTAGAGAAGGGCTTTCTTCTGCTTATGATTCAATCGCCAATGGGCTTCAATCACTTTATAATGCTGCCGGTAACGTATGGAAAAATCTTCCAAAGTTTGATCGAAATAAACTCTCGTTAAGTATGATATCTGGTGGGTTAGCGGGGTTTTTTGGAATTATTGGTGCGGGCGTTTTAATTATTACAGCTCCTGTTGTCGTTATTTCGTTGAAGATTTTTGAGACTGCGTTTAGTCTTATTGCGCTTGGCCTTACTAGTTTGATCGCTAGTATCGTTTCTGTATCAAAAACAGTGACTCTACTTATCCTTGCACTAATAAACCCAGCTACTAGATTTCTTGGAGTTTCCTTAGCTAAGTTCTTTATTTGGATTTTTAAAGGGGGGTGGCAATTAGGAAGTGGAGGTCTTAGAATGCTAACCCCTACGTTTAAGGTGTTAAAGGAGGCATTAACAAAGAAGCGCCCTCCATTCGATGCTGATGCATTCGCGGAATCGCAACTAGATGGGCTCCCCGAGGCTGATGATAGACCCCTCCTAGATCCACCAAATCCTCCACCAAATCCTCCACCAAATCCTCCACCAAATCCTCCACCAAATCCTCC